ATGGCACTGAATATTCCATTCAGAAATGCGTACTATCGTTTTGCATCCAGTTACTCATTTCTCTTTTTTATTTCCTGGTCGCTGTGGTGGTCGTTATACGCTATTTGGCTGAAAGGACATCTAGGGTTGACAGGGACGGAATTAGGTACACTTTATTCGGTCAACCAGTTTACCAGCATTCTATTTATGATGTTCTACGGCATCGTTCAGGATAAACTCGGTCTGAAGAAACCGCTCATCTGGTGTATGAGTTTCATCCTGGTCTTGACCGGACCGTTTATGATTTACGTTTATGAACCGTTACTGCAAAGCAATTTTTCTGTAGGTCTAATTCTGGGGGCGCTATTTTTTGGCTTGGGGTATCTGGCGGGATGCGGTTTGCTTGATAGCTTCACCGAAAAAATGGCGCGAAATTTTCATTTCGAATATGGAACAGCGCGCGCCTGGGGATCTTTTGGCTATGCTATTGGCGCGTTCTTTGCCGGCATATTTTTTAGTATCAGTCCCCATATCAACTTCTGGTTGGTCTCGCTATTTGGCGCTGTATTTATGATGATCAACATGCGTTTTAAAGATAAGGATCACCAGTGCGTAGCGGCAGATGCGGGAGGGGTAAAAAAAGAGGATTTTATCGCAGTTTTCAAGGATCGAAACTTCTGGGTTTTCGTCATATTTATTGTGGGGACGTGGTCTTTCTATAACATTTTTGATCAACAACTTTTTCCTGTCTTTTATGCAGGTTTATTCGAATCACACGATGTAGGAACGCGCCTGTATGGTTATCTCAACTCATTCCAGGTGGTACTCGAAGCGCTGTGCATGGCGATTATTCCTTTCTTTGTGAATCGGGTAGGGCCAAAAAATGCATTACTTATCGGAGTTGTGATTATGGCGTTGCGTATCCTTTCCTGCGCGCTGTTCGTTAACCCCTGGATTATTTCATTAGTGAAGTTGTTACATGCCATTGAGGTTCCACTTTGTGTCATATCCGTCTTCAAATACAGCGTGGCAAACTTTGATAAGCGCCTGTCGTCGACGATCTTTCTGATTGGTTTTCAAATTGCCAGTTCGCTTGGGATTGTGCTGCTTTCAACGCCGACTGGGATACTCTTTGACCACGCAGGCTACCAGACAGTTTTCTTCGCAATTTCGGGTATTGTCTGCCTGATGTTGCTATTTGGCATTTTCTTCTTGAGTAAAAAACGCGAGCAAATAGTTATGGAAACGCCTGTACCTTCAGCAATATAGACGTAAACTTTTTCCGGTTGTTGTCGATAGCTCTATATCCCTCAACCGGAAAATAATAATAGTAAAATGCTTAGCCCTGCTAATAATCGCCTAATCCAAACGCCTCATTCATGTTCTGGTACAGTCGCTCAAATGTACTTCAGATGCGCGGTTCGCTGATTTCCAGGACATTGTCGTCATTCAGTGACCTGTCCCGTGTATCACGGTCCTGCGAATTCATCAAGGAATGCATTGCGGAGTGAAGTATCGAGTCACGCCATATTTCGCTATCAGGATTCTGTGTGATGGTTACATCGCCCGGCCCAGGGCTGTTTAGTCATCAGCGCTTTCTGACAGTGCTGAGATTTCAACCTGTTGCAGTAAAAATGAGTAGATATAAGGCAAGTGTGCTGCCAAACCCATCTTTTACGGGGTGAAGGTAGATTTCGTTTGAAGGGTATCTGGTGTCCCCTGCAGACATCTACTTGGCGCGGCAGGGGATTGATTGGAATGGTTTTTTTTAGATGTGAAAAATATTTTACCCGCTATTTTACCCATTGGCGCGGCTTAAGAGCTTATTTTTGAATTCACAATGGTCACGATATAACCATCTTGCTCGCCCGTGGATAACTTTGGCTTTTGGCAGGTCGCCGGACTTAATCCGGTCATAGATGAAGGTCTTACCGAAGCCAGTATCAGCCATGATGAATTTCAAATCAACCAGTGAATCAGGTTGTAGTTCGTGTTGCATGAGTGCTATCTCCGAATATGGAATCGAACCTGCAAATCAGGCAATAAAAAGCCGCATTGATGCAGCAATGGTAGGTCTGGATATCTTGAGAAATGAACAGGCCTCATCGAGTGTGAGACTGTGGTTAGTCCTTGCGTAGCTCGCTGATTCTTCTGTAAGTCTCTGGTGCTTTGTTTCCGTGTATCTTCATTTCAGACTTCAACAGAGCAACGAGAGAATCCCATTCGTTGAGGATGCCTTTGAATGCCGGAACGCGCTTTGCAACCTTGTCGAATGAATCTCTGATTTCTGGAATCTGCTCAACAAGTGCAACGCATCGCCGGAAATCGGCTGCGTCATGTGGAGCACCGAAGCTATGACCATAGATATTCTTTTTCAGTCCACATGCGATTGAGGCAAGAGTTGCGCTACTGATGCCGACATCGCCAGTCGATTGCCATTTCAAAACCTTCATAGCCAAATCTGACATTTCTTGTCTCCATAAAACAAAACTCGCCGTAGCGAGCTCAGATAAAAGAAATCCCCGTCAGTGCGAGGATGCTGTTCATTGCTGCTATACACTTTTTTGCTCTCAACGTAAGCGGTAGCCCATTCTGTTGGGTTGGTGCAGTTGCTTTTAGGAAATGCTATTTACCCCTTAAACGTCGGCTGAAAGAGCTAAAATCCATGCAAAAAATTTACGCAATTTTGTGTATTATTGTGCAGTAAGTAATGAGCTATTTTCTGCGCAAAAAATGGATGGTAAATTTGTCCGGGGCAGGAAAAATTTTATGGGCGCTAAACATGAAAAAAGATTCGTATCCTTATTTGATTTGCATGACAGTTTCAGGGCTGATCTTTATTTTCCTTTTCTTCTGGTGGCGGGAAGATATCTACAGGGTCACGTTTCTTAATCAGAGTATATCCCACTATTACATTCTGTTTAGCATGGGAATAGCTTTTCTGTTATCTCTGTTTTGGGTTAAGAAGGGGATAGTAAAACAAAGCGGCTGGAAGAGTCTGTCAGCATACCTTAAGGTTTATGCAGGGATGTGCATATTTTCTGGATTTTTTCTGATTATACCCCTTACAACACTAACTTATTTTTTGCCTGGAGAGACATCGTCTTATGTTGCACCGTATCGGTATACTTCCGGTAGTTCAAAAAGTTGTTCTGGAGCTGAGGTGGATGACCCCGATCTACATGAGAATATTCGCATTTGCTATCCGTATGGCAATTATGAGTACGATAATATTATCTATGTTGAAAAGAAAATTAATACATTAGGTGCGGTAGTGACATATGCACAGACCGCGCGTGATGATACTGAATGAGATAGTATATAGCGGGCAAGTTTTAGTTAATTTATCGAGGTAATATAATTTACCTCGACTCGTTTATTCTGGTATTAATATTTCGCTTTACGATCGATTTTTATCTGATGATATCATGCGGTTTTCATATACTGACTTACTGTCTTTTCTCCGTTAGCGATTTTCTCATGCTCAGCGATGATTTTATCTTTGGCTTCTAGTTAATTTCGCTCACTTCGAACCTCTCTGTTTACTGATAAGTTCCAGATCCTCCTGGCAACTTGCACAAGTCCGACAACCCTGAACGGCCAGGCGTCTTCGTTCATCTATCGGATCGCCACACTCACAACAATGAGTGGCAGATATAGCCTGGTGGTTCAGGCGGCGCATTTTTATTGCTGTGTTGCGCTGTAATTCTTCTATTTCTGATGCTGAATCAATGATGTCTGCCATCTTTCATTAATCCCTGAACTGTTGGTTAATACGCTTGAGGGTGAATGCGAACAATAAAAAAGGAGCCTGTAGCTCCCTGATAATTTTGCTTTTCATGTTCATCGTTCCTTAAAGACGCCGTTTAACATGCCGATCGCCAGGCTTAAATGAGTTGGTGTGAATCCCATCAGCGTTACCGTTTCGCGGTGCTTCTTCAGTACGCTACGGCAAATGTCATCGACGTTTTTATCCGGAAAATGCTGTCTGGCTTTTTTGATTTCAGAATTAGCCTGACGGGCAATGCTGCGAAGGGCGTTTTCTTGCTGAGGTGTCATTGAACAAGCCCCATGTCGGCAAGCATAAGCACACAGAATATGAAGCCCGCTGCCAGAAAAATGCATTCAGTGGTTGTCATACCTGGTCTCTCTCATCTGCTTCTGCTTTCGCCACCATCATTTCCAGCTTTTGTGAAAGGGATGTGGCTAACGTATGAAATTCTTCGTCTGTTTCTACTGGTATTGGCACAAACCTGACTCCAATTTGAGCAAGGCTATGTGCCATCTCAATACTCGTTCTTAACTCAACAGGAGATGCTTTGTGCATACCGCCTCCCGTTTATTATTTATCTTCTCAGCCAGCCGCTGTGCTTTCAGGGGATTTCTGATAACAGAAAGGCCGGGAAATACCCAGCCTCGCTTTGTAACGGAGTAGACGAAAGTGATCGCGCCTACCCGGATATTATCGTGAGGATGCGTCATCGCCATTGCTCCCCAAATACAAAACCAATTTCAGCCAGTGCCTCGTCCATTTTTTCGATGAACTCCGGCACCATCTCGTCAAAACTCGCCATGTACTTTTCATTCCGCTCAATCACGACATAATGCAGGCCTTCACGCTTCATGCGCGGGTCATAGTTGGCAAAGTACCAGGCATCTTTTCGCGTCACCCACATGCTGTACTGCACCTGGGCCATGTAAGCCGATTTTATTGCCTCGAAACCACCGAGCCGGAATTTCATGAAATCCCGGGAGGTAAACGGGCATTTCAGTTCAAGGCCGTTGCCGTCACTGCATAAACCATCGGGAGAGCAGGCGGTGCGCATACTTTCGTCGCGATAGATGATCGGGGATTCAGTAATATTCACGCCGGAAGTGAATTCAAACAGGGTTCTGGCGTCGTTCTCGTACTGTTTTCCCCAGGCCAGCGCCTTAGCATTAACTTCCGGAGCCACACCGGTGCAAACCTCAGCCAGCAGGGTGTGGAAGTAGGATATTTTCATGTCAGGCCACTTCTTTCCTGAGCGGGGCTTTGCTATCACGTTGTGAACTTCTGAAGCGGTGATGACGCCGAGCCGTAATTTGTGCCATGCATCATCCCCCTGTTCGACAGCTCTCACGTCGATCCCGGTACGCTGCAGGATAATGTCCGGTATCATGCTGCCACCTTCTGCTCAGTGGCTTTCTGTTTCAGGAATCCAAGAGCTTTCACTGCTTCGGCCTGTGTCAGTTCTGACGATGCGCGAATGTCGCGGCGAAATATCTGGGAACAGAGCGGCAATAAGTCGTCATCCCATGTTTTATCCAGGGCGATCAGCAGAGTGTTAATCTCCTGCATGGTTTCATCGTTAACCGGAGTGATGTCGCGTTCTGGCTGACGTTCTGCAGTGTATGCAGTATTTTCGACAATGCGCTCGGCTTCATCCTTGTCATAGATACCAGCAAATCCGAAGGCCAGACGGGCACACTGAATCATGGCTTTATGCCGTAACATCCGTTTGGGATGCGACTGCCACGGCCCCGTGATTTCTCTGCCTTCGCGGGTTTTGAATGGTTCGCGGCGGCATTCATCCATCCATTCGGTAACGCAGATCGGATGATTACGGTCCTTGCGGTAAATCCGGCATGTACAGGATTCATTGTCCTGTTCAAAGTCCATGCCATCAAACTGCTGGTTTTCATTGATGATGCGGGACCAGCCATCAACGCCCACCACCGGAACAATGCCGTTCTGCTTATCAGGGAAGGCGTAAATTTCTTTCGTCCACGGATTAAGGCCGTACTGGTTGGCGACGATCAGCAATGCGATGAACTGCGCATCGCTGGCATCACCTTTAAATGCCGTCTGGCGAAGAGTGGTGATCAGTTCCTGTGGGTCGACAGAATCCATGCCGACACGTTCAGCCAGCTTCCCTGCCAGCGTTGCGAGTGCTGTACTCATCCGTTTTATACCTCTGAATCAATATCAACCTGGTGGTGAGCAATGGTTTCAACCATGTACCGGATGTGTTCTGCCATGCGCTCCTGAAACTCAACATCGTCATCAAACGCACGGGTAATGGCTTTTTTGCTGGCCCCGTGGCGTTGTAAATGATCGATGCAGAGTGATTCAAACAGGTGCTGGGGCAGACCTTTTTCCATGTCGTCTGCCAGTTCTGCCTCTTTCTCTTCACGGGCGATCTGCTGGTAGTGACGCGTCCAGCTCTGAGCCTCAAGACGATCCTGAATGTAATAAGCGTTCATGGCTGAACTCCTGAAATAGCTGTGAAAATATCGCCCGCGAAATGCCGGGCTGATTAGGAAAACAGGAAAGGGGGTTAGTGAATGCTTTTGCTTGATCTCAGTTTCAGTATTAATATCCATTTTTTATAAGCGTCGACGGCCTCACGAAACATCTTTTCATCGCCAATAAAAGTGGCGATAGTGAATTTAGTCTGGATAGCCATAAGTGTTTGATCCATTCTTTGGGACTCCTGGCTGATTAAGTATGTCGATAAGGCGTTTCCATCCGTCACGTAATTTACGGGTGATTCGTTCAAGTAAAGATTCGGAAGGGCAGCCAGCAACAGGCCACCCTGCAATGGCATATTGCATGGTGTGCTCCTTATTTATACATAACGAAAAACGCCTCGAGTGAAGCGTTATTGGTATGCGGTAAAACCGCACTCAGGCGGCCTTGATAGTCATATCATCTGAATCAAATATTCCTGATGTATCGATATCGGTAATTCTTATTCCTTCACTACCATCCATTGGAGGCCATCCTTCCTGACCATTTCCATCATCCCAGTCGAACTCACAAACAACACCATATGCATTTAAGTCTTTCGAAATTGCTATAAGCAGAGCATGTTGCGCCAGCATGATTAATACAGCATTTAATACAGAGCCGTGTTTATTGAGTCGGTATTCAGAGTCTGACCAGAAATTATTAATCTGGTGAAGTTTTTCCTCTGTCATTACGTCATGGTCGATTTCAATTTCTATTGATGCTTTCCAGTCGTAATCAATGATGTATTTTTTGATGTTTGACATCTGTTCATATCCTCATAGATAAAAAATCGCCCTCACACTGGAGGGCAAAGAAGATTTCCAATAATCAGAACAAGTCGGCTCCTGTTTAGTTACGAGCGACATTGCTCCGTGTATTCACTCGTTGGAATGAATACACAGTGTGAAGTGGTTTACTGAATTTGGCCACCTGAACAGAGGTGATATGCTCACCTCAGAACAACACAGGTGCCATAATGAAAAAAAGAAATTTCAGCGCAGAGTTTAAACGCGAATCCGCTCAACTGGTCGTTGACCAGAATTACACCGTGGCAGATGCAGCCAGCGCTATGGATGTCGGCCTTTCCACAATGACGCGATGGGTGAAACAATTACGTGATGAGCGGCAGGGAAAAACACCAAAAGCCTCCCCCATTACCCCGGAACAAATTGAAATCCGTGAGCTCAGGAAAAAGCTACAACGTATTGAAATGGAAAATGAAATATTAAAAAAGGCTACCGCGCTCTTGATGTCAGACTCCCTGAACAGTTCTCGATAATCGGGAAACTCAGGGCGCGTTATCCTGTGGCCACTCTCTGCCATGTGTTCGGGGTCCATCGCAGCAGCTACAAATACTGGAAAAACCGTCCTGAAAAGCCAGACGGCAGACGGGCTGTATTACGCAGCCAGGTACTTGAACTGCATGGCATCAGCCACGGCTCTGCCGGAGCAAGAAGCATCGCCACAATGGCAACCCAGAGAGGCTACCAGATGGGGCGCTGGCTTGCTGGCAGACTCATGAAAGAGCTGGGGCTGGTCAGCTGTCAGCAGCCGACTTACCGGTATAAACGTGGTGGTCATGAACATGTTGCTATCCCTAACTACCTTGAACGGCAGTTCGCCGTGACCGAGCCAAATCAGGTGTGGTGCGGTGATGTGACCTATATCTGGACGGGTAAGCGCTGGGCGTACCTCGCCGTTGTTCTCGACCTGTTCGCAAGAAAACCAGTGGGCTGGGCCATGTCGTTCTCGCCGGACAGCAGGCTTACCATGAAAGCACTGGAAATGGCATGGGAAACCCGTGGTAAGCCCGTCGGGGTGATGTTCCACAGCGATCAAGGCAGTCATTATACGAGCAGGCAGTTCCGGCAGTTACTGTGGAGATACCGGATCAGGCAGAGTATGAGTCGGCGTGGAAACTGCTGGGATAACAGCCCAATGGAGCGCTTCTTCAGGAGTCTGAAGAACGAATGGGTGCCGGCGACGGGCTATGTAAGCTTCAGCGATGCAGCTCACGCAATAACGGACTATATCGTTGGATATTACAGCGCACTAAGACCGCACGAATATAATGGTGGGTTACCACCAAACGAATCGGAAAATCGATACTGGAAAAAACTCTAACTCGGTGGCCAGTTTTTGTTGACCACTTCAATCACTGCCGAGCTGGCGAACGGTCAGGTCTATGTACTGTCGTCTGCCTGGCTGCACGGCGAAGCGAACCATAATGCCGAAGAAGGCACGGTTGATCTTGAGTTCCACGGTGAAGAAGGGGATTACCAGTAATGAAAGAGCTTGAGTTAAAGAAACCGATTATCGCTCATGGTGAGACACTCTCCGTACTGGAGTTTGATGAACCCACCGGGAAGGATGTCCGCGAGCTGGGGTATCCCTACCAGATGAATCAGGATGAGTCCGTCAGACTTCTGGCGCATGTGGTGTCGAAATACATTGTGCGGCTGGCGAAAGTGCCGCAAAGCTCTGTCGACCAGATGTCTCCGGCAGACCTGAATGCAGCGGCGTGGCTTGTGGCTGGTTTTTTCCTCCAGGCCTGACGGCTGAATACCTCACTGATCGCTTCTTTGACTGCGCCAGCTACTGGCGCATTAATCCCTTCGAATTGCTGAATATGCCGATCAGTGAAATTCCCTTGCTGGTCAGTCAGGCAAACAGGATAGAGCAGGAGAAACGCACACATGGCTGAATTTGAGCTTAAGGCGTTGATCACCGGTGTCGACAGGCTTTCTCCCGCGCTGTCGAAAATGCAAAAGAAAATCCGGGGATTTAAACGCCAGGCGGAAGAAGCGTCACAGGGTGGGCTGGCGCTTGGTGGCGGATTGGCAGCGGGGCTGACGCTTTCCCTGAAATCTTATGCCGATCAGGAAAACGCCGCTACCGGGCTGAAAGTCGCCATGATGGATGCGAACGGCGAGGTTGGAAAGAGCTTTCAGGACATCAATAAACTGGCTATTGGCCTGGGTAACCAGCTACCCGGTACAACGGCTGATTTCCAGAACATGATGCAGATGCTGGTGCGTCAGGGGATCCCGGCAGAAAACATTCTGGGTGGTGTGGGTAAAGCGACAGCTTATCTTGCGGTACAACTGAAAAAAACACCGGAAGCGGCTGCCGAGTTTGCAGCAAAGATGCAGGATGCTACCGGAACGGCCTCAGAAGACATGATGGGGCTGTTCGACACAATTCAGAAGGCGTTTTATCTGGGCGTTGACGACACCAACATGCTGTCATTCTTCACTAAAACCAGCTCTGTTCTGAAGATGGTGAATAAGGACGGTCTTCAGGCTGCACAGAGTCTTGCCCCCATCAGTGTCATGATGGATCAGATGGGGATGAACGGGGAGTCGGCAGGTAATGCCCTGCGAAAAGTTATCCAGTCCGGATTAAGCGTTAAGAAAATTAGGGACGTCAATAAAGTCATGGCCCGCCAGAAACTCGGGATACAACTCGATTTTACTGATGGCAAAGGGAGTTTTGGCGGTCTTGATAACATGTTCAGGCAACTGGCAAAGTTGCGAAAACTGACCGACGTTAAGCGAACAGGCGTACTTAAGGCAATATTTGGTGATGATGCCGAAACCCTTCAGGTGGTCAATGCCCTGATCGATAAAGGAAAGGATGGCTACGATCAGATCCAGCAGAAGATGAATAAACAGGCCAGCCTGAATAAACGTGTTCAGGCTCAGCTTGGTACGCTGTCCAACCTGTGGGAGGCAATGACGGGGACCGCAACTAACGGTCTTGCAGCTATTGGCGGCGCATTTTCTGGTGACGCTAAAAATATCACGCAATGGCTGGGGGAGTTAGGGGAAAAATTCACAAAGTTTGCGGATGAAAATCCCCGGGTTATTCGCGGCGTCGTCGGGCTTGCTGCCGGTCTTGCGATTCTGAAGCTGGGATTGATGGGCGTGGGCAGTGCCATCAGTATTGTCAGCAGGATCATGTCGATGACGCCGATTGGCATGATTGCGACGGCGATAGCCCTGGCTGCGGGATTAATTATCACTAACTGGGATGTTGTCGGACCTTATTTTAAGAAACTCTGGGAAACCATTGGTCCTTATTTTGAGGCTGGCTGGGAACTCCTTAAGAAAGTTTTTGCCTGGTCGCCGCTGGGGATGGTGATCAATAACTGGGGGCCGGTTGTTAAGTGGTTTCAGGATATGTGGGACAAGCTGAAGCCGATTATTGAATGGTTTACCGACAGTTCCGGTGACACGGTCGATACCATTAACTCGGCGCAGTGGGGCGCGGGTGCTTATGATGCTTATGGGACGGGAATACCGGCACGGGGATACACTCCTTATCCGGCGGTAGATCTGGCTCAGTCAAACAACGCCTCCGATGCCACAGGCCCGAATCCCTTCATGATTAACAAAGCTTCTGCGCCAAAAGTTGATGGTGAGATCAAGGTCTCTTTTGTGAATTCGCCTCCGGGTATGCGGGTTATGGAAACGCGAACCAGCGGTTTTGATGTCAGCCATGATGTTGGCTATACGCGCTTTGGCAGGTAATGAAAAATTAATCTGTTAATGAGTCCCACTTCGGTGGGCTTTTTTATATCCGGAGTTTATATGACGTGGAAAGACAGGCTTCAGGATGCGTCATTTCGAGGTGTGCCGTTTAAGGTTGAAGAAGAAAGTGCGGGAACCGGCCGTCGTGTGGAAACACACGAATATCCGAACCGCGACAAACCCTATACCGAAGATCTGGGAAAAGTCACTTTCCGCCCGTCCATCACAGCTTATGTGGTGGGAGATGACTGCTTTGACCAGCGCGATCGCCTGATTGAAGCGCTGAATAAACCCGGTCCCGGCACGCTTGTCCACCCGACATATGGTGAGCTGAAAGTCTGTGTTGACGGGGAAGTTCGGGTCAGCACATCGAAAAGTGAAGGGCGTATTGTCCGCTTTGACCTGAAGTTTGTCGAAGCGGGAGAACTCTCTTACCCCACATCAGGTGCGGCGACGGCGCAGACGCTGATGTCATCCTGTTCTGCACTGGATGACTGCATCAGTGAAAGTTTCAGTGGTTTCAGTATCGATGGCGTGGCAGATTTTGTGCAGAACGACGTCGTCGGTAATGCCGGCACAATGCTTGGGTATGTTTCTGATGCGATGAAAGTGGTGGATTCTGCCGTATCGGATGCCGCCAGGCTGTTGCAGGGGGATATCTCGGTACTTCTGCCGCCGCCATCGTCAGGCAAAAATTTCGTTGAACAGGTGCAGAAAATGTGGCGTACCGGGAAACGCCTTTATGGTAACGCCAGCGACCTGGTCACCATGATCAAAACGCTTTCCGGTGTCAGCCTCGGCAGCGATCTGCAACCGCGCGGCGTCTGGAAAACGGACAGTAAAACCACCGCTACGGCGACGCAGCAGCGTAACGTGGTTGCCAGCATCCTTCGTACGACCGCAATCAGCGAAGCGGCGTATGCCGTCACCCGATTGCCTGCGCCAACAACTTCCGCGGTGATGCAGAATGCCGCAGTGGGGCAGGCAACAACACCCGCGCAGAGCACTGGCTGGCCTTCCGTCACGCATCCGGCACTGAACAATGCACCGGCGGTGAAAAGCACGGTTGACCTGCCGACGTGGGAAGAACTGACTGACATTCGCTACACACTGAATACGGCAATTGATAAGGAGTTGTCCCGCACAACCAGTGATGCGCTGTTTCTGGCGCTGCGCCGGGTGAAAGCAGATCTGAATGCGGATATCAACACGCGCCTTGAACAGTCTGCACGGATCATTCAGCGCACGCCGGATGAGGTTTTACCCGCACTGGTGCTGGCGGCGACCTGGTTTGATAACGCGGCGCGTGACGCGGACATTATCCGGCGTAATGCCATTACGCATCCCGGCTTTGTGCCGGTGATCCCTCTGAAGGTGCCAGTGCAATGAACGATAACGTCACGCTACGGGTAAATGGCCGGGAGTGGAATGGCTGGACATCGGTGCGCATCGGTGCCGGTATTGAACGGCTGGCGCGGGATTTCAGCGTGGAGATCACCCGCCAGTGGCCGGGAGATGAGGGTATCACCACGCTTCAGCCGCGCATTAAAAATGGTTCAAAAGTGGAAGTGCTGATTGGTGATGAGCTGGTGATCACCGGCTGGGTGGAGGCGACCCCCGTTCGTTACGATGCCCGTTCGGTCAGCACCGGTATTGCCGGACGTAGTCTGACTGCTGACCTGATTGACTGTGCAGCCGAACCGACACAGTTTAACGGACGATCGCTGGTACAGATTGCGCAGGCGCTTGCTGCGCCTTTCGGCATTGAGGTGGTGAACAGCGATGCGCCGTCGGGTGTTATTCCGGATGTCCAGCCTGATCACGGTGAAACGGTGATCGAGGTGATCAACAAAATACTCGGTCAGCAGCAGGCGCTGGCTTATGACGACCCGCACGGCAGGCTGGTGATTGGTGGTATTGGCTCAACGCGGGCACATACCGCGCTGGTACTTGGGGAAAACATCCTTTCCTGTGATACGGAGAAGAGTATCCGGGAGCGGTTTTCAGTTTACCAGGTGGCGGGGCAGCGTGCCGGAAACGACGATGATTTCGGTGAGGCCACCACCACCGCGCTGCGGGCCCGCACAGAGGATGCATTTATTGCCCGTTACCGTCCGATGTATATCAGGCAGACAGGGCAGGCTACGGGGGCAGGCTGTATTGCGCGTGCTGACTTTGAAGCCCGACAACGGGCGGCGCGGACGGATGAAACCACCTATGTGGTGCAGGGCTGGCGACAGGGTAACGGTACGCTGTGGCAGCCCAACCAGCGGGTGATTGTCTTCGATCCGGTCTGTGGTTTCGACAATACCGAACTGCTTGTCTCGGAAGTCACGTTTACTCAGGACCAGAATGGCACCCTGACGGAAATCCGTGTCGGCCCACCTGATGCTTATCTGCCTGAACCCGAAGCCCCCGGCGCGCGGAAAAAGAAAAAAGCCAGAGTACAGGAGGACCCGTTCTGATGAAGGCGATTGAAACCATACAGCGACAACTCCTCGGCCTGATTGGGCGGGCGGTGGTGAAAAGCATCAGTGCCGCCACGAAATGTCAGACCGTGGATGTATCCCTGATTGCCGGTGAACCCAAAGCCGGGGTTGAACATCTTGAACCCTACGGTTTTACCGCAAGGGCAAACAGCGGTGCGGAAGCGGTGGTGTTGTTTCCGGATGGTGACCGTTCTCATGCGGTGGTTGTTACGGTGTCGGACCGGCGCTACCGCCTGAAAGGGCTGCAGACGGGTGAGGTGGCTGTCTATGACGATCAGGGGCAGTCCGTGACGCTGACCCGGGAGGGGATCGTGGTGGACGGTGCAGGTAAAACGATCACGTTTCGCAATTCACCTAAAGCACGTTTTGAAATGGACCTGGAAGTGACAGGACAGGTGAAAGACCTGTGCGACTCCAGCGGCACCACCATGTCAGCGATGCGGCTTGCCTATAACGGGCATCGTCACAGAGAGAACGGTCAGGGCAGTAACACCGACAAACCTGATAAAGCGATGGAGGCATGATGGAACTGTGGCTGACGGTGAACGGTAAACGCACCTGCGCCAGCGCACCGCTGGATCCGCTGACCCGCGCCGTGGTGATTTCCCTGTTTACCTGGCGGCGGGCGGAGCCTGATGACAACGCCGACGTCCCGATGGGATGGTGGGGGGATACCTGGCCTGCGGTACAGAATGACCGTTACGGCTCCCGACTGTGGCTGCTTCAGCGCAGCAAACTGACCAATCAGCTGGTGCTGACGGTAAGGGGGTATATCCGCGAATGCCTGCAATGGATGATTGATGACGGCGTGGTGTCCCGTATTGATCTGGATATCCGCCGCACCGGGATTAATGAACTGGGTAACAGTATCACTCTCTGGCGTCGTGACGGACCGGTAATGATTTCTTTTGATGATCTGTGGAGTGCGATAACGCATGGCGGACAGTGAATTTCAGCGCCCGACGCTGGCTGAAAATATCAGTATGCTCCGTAACGATTTATTCGCCAGGCTGGACGTCAGCGACACGCTCCGGCGCATGGATGAAGACGTGCGGGCAAAGGTGTATGCGGCGGCGCTGCATACGGTTTACGGGTACATCGATTATCTGGCAATGAACATGCTGCCTGACCTGTGCGATGAGTCCTGGCTGGCGCGACATGCTGCGATGAAACGGTGTCCGCGCAAGGGGGCCACGGCTGCCAGCGGGTATATGCGCTGGGAAGGTGTCAGCGATGGCCTGAAGGTGACCGCCGGGAGTGTTATTCAGCGCGATGACCTGGTTCAGTATACTGCAACTGCCGATGCAACCAGCTCCGGTGGTGTCCTGCGCGTGCCGATCGCCTGCTCAAATGCAGGCGCGGTCGGTAACGCTGACGACGGTACGGCATTAATCCTGGTCACGCCGGTGAATGGTCTGCCGTCTTCCGGTGTGGCTGACACCCTGACAGGCGGATTTGATACTGAAGAGCTGGAAACGTGGCGCGCCCGCGTCATTGAGCGGTATTACTGGACGCCGCAGGGCGGGGCTGACGGGGACTATGTCGTATGGGCTAAAGAAGTGCCCGGCATTACCCGCGCATGGACATACCGTCACTGGATGGGAACGGGAACTGTCGGTGTGATGATTGCCAGCAGTGACCTGATTAATCCCATTCCGGAAGAATCAACGGAAACGGCGGCAAGACAACATATCGGGCCACTGGCCCCGGTGGCAGGCTCTGATTTGTATGTGTTCAGGCCGGTGGCACATACGGTGGATTTTCATATCCGCGTGACGCCGGACACACCGGAAATACGGGCTGCCATCACCGCGGAGTTGCGTTCGTTCCTGCTGCGTGATGGTTATCCGCAGGGAGAACTGAAGGTATCGCGTATCAGTGAGGCGATTTCCGGTGCGAACGGGGAATACAGCCATCAGTTGCTTGCACCGGCAGACAATATCTCCATTGCAAAAAATGAACTGGCGGTACTGGGGACGATTTCATGGACGTGACAAACGATGATTACATCCGTCTGTTGTCGGCACTGTTGCCCCCCGGTCCGGCGTGGTCAGCCAGCGATCCGGCGATTGCCGGTGCGGCACCGTCATTAACCCGCGTTCATCAGCGTGCGGATGCCCTGATGCGGGAGCTGGATCCGCGCACCACCACTGAACTGATAAACCGCTGGGAGCGTCTGTGCGGTCTGCCGGATGAATGTATTCCCGCAGGGACACAGACCCTTCGCCAGCGTCAGCAACGGCTGGATGCGAAGGTTAACCTGGCGGGCGGCATCAACGAGAATTTTTATCTTGCACAGCTTGCTGCCCTGGGCAGACCAGACGCTACCATCACGCGATACGACAAAAGCACGTTCACCTGCTCATCGGCCTGTACTGACGCGGTGAATGCGCCGGAATGGCGGTATTACTGGCAGGTCAACATGCCAGCCGCCACAAACACCACCTGGATGACATGTGGCGATCCCTGTGATTCCGCGCTGCGTATCTGGGGCGACACCGTTGTCGAATGTGTGCTTAACAAACTCTGCCCGTCGCATACCTACGTAATTTTTAAATATCCGGAGTAATCCATGCATCGTATAGACACGAAAACCGCGCAGAAGGATAAGTTCGGCGCGGGTAAGAACGGTTTTACCCGTGGTAACCCCCAGACTGGCACACCTGCCACCGATCTGGATGATGACTACTTTGATATGTTGCAGGAGGAGCTTTGCAGCGTGGTGGAGGCATCCGGTGCCAGCCTGGAGAAGGGGCGGCACGATCAGTTGCTTACCGCACTTCGCGCGCTGCTGTTAAGCCGCAAGAATCCGTTTGGCGATATCAAATCGGATGGCACTGTGCAAACGGCTCTCGAAAACCTTGGTTTGGGAGAAGCCACATTTGGCGCTCAAAATTGCGCTGTATTTGATAATGCAGGCGTCAGCACCTGGAATGTTCCTGACATAGTGAAAAAGGGCCGACGCGTCAGGGTGAAGGTTATCGGCGGTGGCGGGTCTGGCGGTTACCCGTCGATAAGCTCAACGAACGCTGCCGGTGGCGGCGGCGGTGGCGGCGGTGGTGTGAGCGAGTCCGTCATTGACTTAACAGGTATTGACACCGTCACAATCACTGTAGGCAGTGGTGGAAAAGGTCAAAATACGTCAGCAAGAAACGGAAATCCTGGTGGCACCAGTAGTTTTGGCACATATCTCTCGGCAACAGGCGGATATGGTGGAGGTCAGATATCCGGAGGAGTGGGGGGAGAAGGTGTGGGGGGGCAGATAAATACGTCTCTTGGCCCAGGCTCTCCTGGTGCATCAATGATAGCAGGCACTGATTCGGCTGTCGGAGGTAGTGGCGGTGGTCCTGGCGGGCATGGACAGGTTTTAGATTCGGCGGGGAATGTTGGCAGTAATGCAAAAGGTCCTGGCGGTGGTGGCGCTGGGTTGGCAACGAAAAAGACTGGCGGAGTTACTGGTGCTGGTCATAGCGGGATTGTAATTATTTATTGGTGAGGTATAAATTATGTGGGCACGAATTGAAAACAACGTGGTAATGGAGTTAACTGATATAGACCCAACGGGTAGATATCATGACTCGTTAATCTGGGTTGAATGCCCTCCTGACACTCAGCGTGGCTATATATACAATAGCGGCGAATTTACGCCTCCACCGGAGGTGGCAGCCAGTTGATATCGAAGGCATTCAGAATGTTATGCCACGTTAAAAATTCTGCAGATTCATCACATTATTCAGTCATTCTTCAAAGTAAATGGCTAATTACGACAATGTTAAATTTCAGCTTTGAAGTGCCATTGGCTATCTTTCTTGCATATTCATCAGTAAGTAGCTTCAATAGACTGCCTTCACATTCTGGAAGGCATATTTTGCTTTGGTCATCTTTCTGAATTTCCAGACACCTGACTCGATAGTGTCGAGATACTATCTTTACTCGTGAGAGTTAGGTTGGACCAGATTGCTTTATCGAAACTAAAGGATTGAGACAAGTGTCATTCTTTTTTAAGTCTTTTACCTGAATGACACTAAATCTTTAATACTACTGATAATTTCCTTTAGATATTCTTGTCGAGTGGTTATCTAAATGTTTTGATATACTTGAGATAATATCTGTGTCTGAAGTTGAACAATACATCTCCCGGGTAAATATTACCATTGCTCTCAACGAGTCCTTTGTTTTCTTTCGAGGTGAAAGATATCGTTCTTTTTATTTTTAACTCATTAAATTTCATTACATCCATGTAACTTCCATCTCTATCACACATTTTAAAAACAACTCTATCAAGGCCATGTGATGATATAAAAGATTGAAGTCTTTTTATTCTTCTATTCCATTTATCCATGGCTTCTGCCCTTGAGTTATAATGCATAAAGTATATTTTTACTCCATCCACAAATGCAACGGGGAAATTATGCTCTGTATTAATGAAATCGCTTTCAACAATGTCTCTTGATAAAAAATGCTCCAAATTAATACACATTTCAACAAAATCAGATGCTGTGATGTACAGGCCGATAAAGGGAGTATTATATTCAAGTCCTATATTTTTATATAGTCTATAGCCCCAGCAGTTATTGGATACAATAGCGAAAGGACGGGTTATTAAAATTTTGTCCAGAAAGTCAAATAATCCAGTTTTGTGCAATATCTTATCTACCAACATGTCATAATCCTTATGTTGTTTTATAGTGTATAATGTGAGTTTGTTATTTTTTAAATTGCAATTAAATATTAGATAAATTTAATTGTCGTACATATAGAATATTATATGAATAAACCCAAAAAAACAACCAACCTAAAGGCTTTACTCTCGCCATATTATGTGAGTTGGATAATTGTACGGCGATATAGGTGGATCACACCACCTTTTCATCGATCCAATCCGCCCACCATTGCATCATTTCTCTGCGCTTATCGAGATACTGAGCATGGTTGTAAATCCCGCGCACAGATCCGCCGTTGGCATGTGCCAGTTGCATTTCAATGGCGTCTGCAGGCCATTCGTGCTCGTTCATAATCGTGCTGAATTCATGCCTGAATCCGTGACCGCTTTCCAGACCCTCATAGCCGATTTGTTTGATCACAAGTAGCACCGCGTTCTCGCAGATTGGCTTTTTCTTATCGTTGCGCCCGGCAAAAACAAACTCTGATACTGGTTTGGTGATAGAGCTTAGCGTAGTGAGAAGTTCAACTACCTGGTCTGACATAGGAACCACATGAATTTTGCGACCCTTCATCACACTGGCGTCGATGGTGATAATCCTGTTTTCAAAATCGACGTTCTTCCATAGCATGGAACGAAGCTCTTTCGTTCTTAGGGCTGTGTAGCGTAAAACTTTTGTCGCAATGAGCGATACGATACTTCCTGAAAATGTTGCAAGTGCTTTGTTGAATGCCGGGATCTGGTCTGCAGGTAAAAACGGGAAGTTCTTCTTGCGGTATCCTTTCATGGCGTCTGCAAGGTCAGGTGCCGGGTTATATTTAGCCCTTCCGGTGACAATAGCGTAACGGAAAACCTCGCCGCATCTTCTGCGGGCTTTGTTGGCTCGCTCCATTGCACCGCGATCTTCAAATCTGCGGATTACTTCCAGCAGTTGCATCGGCTCAATATCCTGAATTTCAAGGCTGCCGATGATGGGTAAAATGTCGTCATCAAACATTTTTGCAAGTTCAGTCGCATACCCTACTGACCATACTTGCTTCTTGTGATCGTACCATTCCTTGTAAATCGCACTAAAGGAATTGTTGTTAGACGAAGCCTTTTTCGCCTTTACCGGATCGATGCCAACCGAGATATCTTTCCTCGCAGTCCATGCTTTACCCCTTGCCTCCTGCAAAGTCATAAGCGGATATTTTCCGACGGTCAGGATTTTCTCCTTACCGCCAATCTTGTAGCGAAGCTGCCATACCTTTTTCCCGGATACAGGCACATAAAGGTACAGACCATTACCATCGAGAAGGCGGTATGGTTTTTCTTTCGGCTTTGCTGCTTCAATCTGCTTAACGGTGAGCAT